ACGGTTATTGATGTTTTCTATTAGGCTTTGCACTTCATTGGTTTGGCTGTTATCACTGCTGACGTGCGCGTATTCTTTGCCCCACTTCCATCCTGCTTTGTCCAGCTGGCGAGCCAGGTTGTCGATACGCTTCTTAGAGTTTGAGCAGATAAACTGGTTCGCTCCCTCAGCAAACCATCGCATGGCCTGTTGCTCCAGGTGTGAAATATCATCATAAACGTAAAGAGTTGAACCGGTTCTCGGTTTATGGTGGTTGATGTGATAAAAACCACTGTGAAGGTTGATCCTCTCCATGAAGTCAGTGGTCAAATCAGACAGGTCAGCATCTGCCACGATTTGTGTACATGACGTTCTGAGAACGTCAGAAAATACGTCCAGGTTAAAAGTTTTGTGTTTCATCGTAGACGACAAGAAATGCTGCAATGTTTGTTCTGCTTCATCCACAAAAACCACATCCCAACGAGTACCAGCAATACGCCATAGGCTATCAGGAGTAATGACCAAGCGGTTGGCACCTTTTAGATAGCTGTTGTCAGTACCTGCAATAATAAGGTCTTGGTAGAACTGCGCATCGAATTGCTTGGCTAGGCTTGTTAATAGTGAAACACGGTAGCTAACGATTAGCACTTTCAGGTCTTGGCGAGACTTAACCCATTGAGCGGAGCTGTACGTTTTTCCGGTTTCTTTAGCTGATTTAATCAGGTTCAGAGTACCTTCGACCAGGTTGATGTTCAGCTTTTCTTGTTCAATGTGGTTAAAAACGAAACCTTTGATGGCGTTAAGCTGTACGTGGACCTGTTCTGGTCCAAATTTGCAGAAAACGTCGTTCCAGTCGTCGCCGTTCTGCATCGGTACAACCCAGCGGGTACCTGAGCCTTTCGCTGCGTGAAGACCTGCTTCATCGTTATCCGGTGCAGAAATGAATTCAACTGCAGGATGGTAGGCTTGCAGTTGTGCAATAATTTTAGGGATGTTGTTTTCACCAACAACAACGATCACGCACTCACCAGTTGACTGGTGTACAGAAATACCATCGGCAAGGCCACCAACAACGAAAGCGCGGGAGGCTTCATCCAGTTTTCCAAGGACAGCAAAACCTTGCGCTGGCATAGAATAGCGGCGTACTTTCTTGTCAGATTTGCCGTGCTCGTTTAGTCCATCATAAATACGTTCAAAGCCGCAAAAGCGGCCTTCACAGTCATAGAGTCCCCAAGCAACATAATCACCGCCGCCGTCCCGACCTTTTTTTAACTCAATGAGCTGACCGGCATTCGGTATTTGTTTTCGTCGCATGTAGCCAGACGGAGATTTTAGGCGAGGCAGTTTTTTGAATTGGGCGTGAATATCATTCAGCCCTTTTGCTCTGGCATTGGCTTCCGCTTCCTGGCGAGCTTTTGCCTCAGCTGCGCGGCGCTGGCGCTCTTGTTCTTGTGCTTTTTTAACTTCTGGATCTAAATCTTGGCTTGCATCACGGACTGGAGACCATCCGCCTTCCTTTGCCAGATAAATTACGGTACCGATAGTGACTCGGTCTGTAGTGCGGAATGATTTCCACTGCTCACGAACGGCTTTTTCTTTGTAGTTAGAACCGCCACTTGACCAGTTATCAAATAGGGTGAAGCCGTCTTTTCCGAATTCGGAATGCAGCGCACGACCGACACGCGCCCAGGTATCATAGTCCTGGTCCGGTGAAATGAAGCTGAGGCACTCTTGTACCTCTTGATAAGTTAGGGGGTTTCGCCCATGCATATCCTGCATGTTGTTATATCTCCAGAAACACAATTGTACAAATGTACAGACACACAAAAACACATTTGTTGTCTATTGCTTGCGTTCCAAGGGTTCGGCCCCTAAACTAATAAACACAAATTCGAGTGTATGGTTTATTGGTTTGTTTCTTTTCTACCGGATGCCACTCCAGTAGCTGGGGCAATGAACCTTGAAACATAAATCAGACAGAAAACAAAGCCGGGATGCCAACCTGGCTTTTTTTTCGTCCGAAAGAAGTCATTTCTTCAAAATTCCTTCCTTTAGCCGTTGGACGCAAGTCTACCATAGACAGCGCCCTTAACTTTACTTCGTTTTTATCAAAATCTCAAATTATAACCCTATCATAAACACAACGGCCTAAATACCGTTCACCGTGTACCCTTCACCCCATGCCAAAACCACCCCGCAGACGTGTACTTCGCTGTTCACTTCTATGGTTCGGTAACTTGGGTTTAGCGGCTTTAGATATTGGTGCGGTCCGTCAATGATCAGCTGCTTGAACGTGTGCTCTCCTGTGTCTGCCAGGCGAGCAACAACAAACGAGCGGTTATCTGCTTGTTTGGTTGGGTCAACAACTATGCAGCATCCTTCCGGGAACGACTTGCCGATAGGGGCTTGCATACTATCCCCTTGAACTCGAAGGCCGAAAGCCTTCCTGGATGCGCCTCTTGGTGCCTCTACCCATTCATCATAATCACCATCGGCAGGCTGCTCTGGTGATTCAGTCCAGGTGCCAGCCTGAACCCAAGACAAAACAGGTACATAAAGGACTTGCTGCGGCTTGGTGATCACCTTATCACCGCCCTCAGCTTCACGAAGAATGTCAGAAGGAGAAGTCCCCAGCGCATTCGCCAAGGTGGTCAAGGTTTTAAGCGTAGCGCCAGCGCCCGCACTCTCGATGCGGGAAATGTTGCTTGGTAGCACTTTGTCATCCGTAAGCCGTGACAGCTTTTGTAGCGTTAGCCCTCGCTCATAACGGATGCGCTTTAATACCGGGCCAATATCTATTTCTATCATCCTCTTATTTTCCTTCATATTTGACAATATCGCAAAATCATGATTGCAAAATTTGCATTTACTTTTATTATCTTTTTTGATAAAAACTACTGGTTTAGACAATGTCGCATGTGCAACACCAAGGAGCGGAAAATGCCCATACCAGTACCGACTAAAACAGAAGACCAGGTGGTTATTCACTACACGCAGTTGTGGTTTTCTGAAACCTCTTGGAGCGCGGATCGTTTTGCGTCTGAGTTGCTGGTTCCATTGCTTTGGGATTTAGGTTTGGACGAGGCAGTTCAGGCGGCAACTGCAGTTGAGTATGAAAACTGGAAAAGGGCAAAAGGGGTTCAAGTTGGCCGTGTTATTCGTGGTACGCAAAAATTCCCTTTGGCGTGGAAGTGGGCGTGGATAGCGTGTCTTCCAGAAAAATACCGCCAACCATGCCGCCAGGAACTTCTGGCAATCGCTGGGGTAATGGACATCCCTCTCCCTTCCGTTTCTGGAACTTCATCTGTTGCTAATTTGTCTCGACTTACCCTTGAGTTTTCTCAGGTTCTTAATGCCTCTGCTCCTGCTCAAGATGGCAAGTATGACGAGCATGACAGCAAAGAATTAACCGGGGTTTATATCGATGAGCTGGTCGATTTGGCTGAGGCCGCTGTATGTGAGCTTCAAGCGGTTACAACTGGAACTGGCCATCATGGCCGCCGCCGTAGAATCGCTGAATTAACGGGGATGTTACGTGCAAATCGGTAGTTTCGTTCAGGTTGATTCTGGGCTGTTCGTCGGATGGTGCGGCTATGTGCGCAGGGTTGTGGGTGGTGATGTCCTAGTTGACTTCATCACGGGGTGTAGGGTGTTTTTGTCACCTGAGCAATTAACAGTTGTGAGTTTGGACAATTAAACAAATGTACAGACCCACAAAAGAACTAATGGACATATTACGAATGACTGACTGCAGTGCTGACCCGTTAGACAGAGCCGCTGCTCTTTCTCAAGCACACCTTGAGGTGTCCTTGTCTCGGATTAAGAAGTTTGAGGGGGTATCAGCCCATGAATGTGTTGAATGTGGGGCTGAAATACCGAAGAAGCGGCGAGAGCTTTTGCAGGGTGTAACCGACTGTGTTGACTGTGCAGCAATCAAAGAAACATTAAGCAAGAACTACATGCGATAGCTGGGAGGCTATCGGGCGTATAGGCGGGGGTGGCCTTATAACTCCGTCAGTTGGAGCGTGAGTATAGCCTTGGCGGTGGTCATTAAGCGAGTGGCTTACTTCCTAAAGTGGAAAGCGTGATTCAGCAGGCAGCCTGGGAAGACAGGCCGGTGCGGGTAGTTACCCGCCCGCAACCGAGAGCGGATTGCAGGAGGTCGGTTTTCCGACGAGTTCCAGAGACCAGTCCGCTGTCTGTTGCGAAAGCAGCGCCACCAATCAGAGAGGAAATTATGAACCAGAATTACCAGCCACAGCAGCAGAACGGCCCGACACATACGGTTGCTGTTCGTGTTGGGACTCGCAAAAACGACCCGCAAAATCGTGGCATTTATAGAACCATAGGGGCCGGTTTTGCAAACCAAGACGGCACCATTGTTATCAAGTGTGACGTATGGCCTCTCGGCCACACTGAATTTGATGGAACTTTGTACATCAACCCAAGTGACCAGCAGGCACCTCAGCCACAGCAACAAGGCGGTTATCAGCAGCCACAGCAAGGTGGTTATCAGCAGCCTCAGTCAGGTTATCAGCGCCGTTAATTCGGTGTTTTGTTCATTTGGGAGTTTATACAAATGTGGTTTAAGAACGCTATTTTTTATCGGTTCGATAAGGCGAAAGAGCTGGACTTTGAGCAATTGGAAAAGGCGCTGCAGGAGTATCAGTTTAAAGAGGCTGGTTCTCAGCAGGTATCTAGCTTTGGCTGGAGCAAGGTTCTTGGTGAGTCTGCTGAACTGTTTTCGCATGTGGCGAACGGTTGCGTAATGATTTGCGCTCAACGACAAGAAAAGATCTTGCCTGCTGATGTTATTCGTCGTGCTCATAAGGCGAGAATTGATGAAGTTATTAGTCGAGAGGCCAGAAAGGTCGGCAAAAAGGAACGAGAGCACCTTAAAGATCAAGTTATCCAGGAGCTTCTTCCAAAGGCTTTCAGCCGTTACAGCAAGTCGTTTGCTTATATCGATACAAAGCGTGGTTTGTTTGTTGTTGATGCCTCTGCTTTTAAAAAGGCCGAAGACCTTGGTGCGCTACTGCGAAAAAGCCTTGGTAGTTTGCCTGTTGTTCCGACTCACACTAAGAACATGCCCGCCGATGTCATGACTAACTGGCTTAGAAGTCTGGATAAGTTGCCAGCGGGTATTGTTTTGGGTGATGCCGTTGAGCTGCGTGACCCCGTTCAGGATGGCGGTATTGTTCGACTAACTCGCCAGGAAATAACCGAAGACGAAGTTACTACCCACCTCAATGTTGGCAAGGTTGCCACTCGTATTGCAATCAATTGGGAAGACCAGGTGAACATGGTCCTGCATGAGGATGTTCGATTGACTGGAATCAAGTTTGATGACCGCTTGGTTGAGCGAGCAATGGACCAGGGGGACGGTGAATCTGCCGCCGCTCAGTTTGATGCTGATTTCGTGATAATGGCCGAAACCATGGCGCAGCTTTATGTGCGTATTACCGGCCTTTTCGGTGGAATTGAGACAGGGGAAGACGAGGGCAAATAGCCCTCTGTTAATCCGTTTATTTGTTGGTTTGTACATTTGGACAAGTGGGGGAATATGGGCGCACTGTTTAAGTCACCAGAACAAGCCTGGCACGATGCTTATGCAGGTATCGTGGTGAATCGCAGTCAGTTGGAGCCGGTTATTCGCTCAACGACAAAAGACGACTTCCAGGCAATCTACCAGGCTGAGCTGTCAAAGGTCAAAAAGGTGATCGAAGCATTGCCAAAAAGCGCATACCAAGTTGGCATGTATGTGTTTGCACCGGAAGGCCAGGTGGACCATAAAACAAAAAATAATGTTGAGTCATTAGTTTGGTCTCTGTTTGTTAAAGACTTTGGTCAGGACTTCGTTCTATCAATGACCGAAACGACTCGGGCAATCATTCTTTGTCGACATTCTGTTATTGAAGCCCGGCATCGTTTGTTAACTAGGGGGCAGGAGCGTCGATTTACTCAGCGAGAGCTGGGGAGCTTTTTGGCTATAAGTCACACCAGTTACGCCAGAAAGTGGGAAGCTATGTTTGAGAAGATGGTCGATATCATGGTTGATATTGGCCGTGACGCTATTACTCCGGTTTCTCAAAAAGTTGAAGAAATTAATCGAGAGTACCGGAAGGCTGCATGAAAGAGACCCGTCCTTGCCTTCACTGTCAAAGCCTGCCTGAGCTGAGAACTGACAATAAAGATGATCGCTTTTGGTTCATGTTCATTTGTCCGACTTGCCAGCATCATGCTGGCGCTCATTTGTATGAGTCTGTTGCTTTGCATTGGTGGAACAAAGTGAACGAGGAGCAGCGGCCTTGTCTTGGTTGTCATGGGCAGCCAAGGGTTAAGTACAGCAAATTACGGGATATGTGGACGTTGCAATGTACTGGCTGTGGTTATGTGAACCATTGGAGCCATACGTAATACGCCTGGTGAAGTCCATTACAAGAAAATGTGGGATGCCAGGTATGAAGAACTACAGAAAGAGCGTGAGCTGGCAGCTAAACAGATAGGGGAAGATTGATGGAATTTTTAGCAATGGGCAACCAGGTGTTTTTTGGCAAACTTCTTGATGCTTCAGAAGAAACGTATCGTGAATATTGCAAATTAAAATCCGAAGAAGAAGGGCTTACGAGTTATTCAGAGCCAAACTATGAGCAAGCACTAGGCCATGCTCGTGAACGTGTTTCAAGATTTGATTCTGTCCTTATGACAGCTGAAAAGCCAGAGGGGTTTAAGCTGGAGGAGCTGCTTGCGCGATTGCAGTCAGAAATTATTTCAAAAACTCAGAAAATACAAAATGACGGTAGTGATGTTGCTGAATTTGTGAAGGGCAACAACTTAGAGATCATTCGGTTGCTTTCAATGGCCGAAGCTCTGCAGCGTAGTAGTTACGTCATGTTGTCAGCAAAAGCACCAGACCAGGGGCCATTAGGAAAACCGCGAATTGGTGAGCCTGATTCTATTGATTCTGCCGTGGAGAATTTGAGAGATGCAATCCAGGCGTGTGAGCAGTTTGGCAGGGTGTTTTGTCGAAAACGCCTAAATACTCCCTTTCAGGTTACTGGCGCCATAGTTGATGGATCAGGTGATATTCTCATTGTTGAGGAGTAGCCAGGATGGAAACGTATTTGAGTATGCTTTCTTTTGTTGGTGTTGGCTTTTCTCTTGGAGTCGGTGGGATGTTAGGGGTCCGCTGGTTCCTTGGTGTGGAGCGAATGGCCACTAAGTTTTTCGGTTGGATTGTTTATAAATGGGTAACGCGCAAGGAGGCGAAATGAGACCTTTAGGGGAAATTATCGAAGCGGCCCGCTCTGGCGAACGTCCTGATTATGATGAGTTACGTTATGCCGTTTGTGCAATGGATACTTTAATGACTTTTGACCAGATAGCTTTTAGCCGGTTGGCAGAGGCTGAAATGGCGGGCAAGCGGGCTATTTTATCCAATAGTGCTAAATTTCAGCATGAGGAAAGGTTCAATCGTATTAAGCGAGCGCTTGGTGTAGACCCTAAATCTTACCTTGGTGAGTCTAACGACCCAGATAATCCTGATTACCAGGAGAGGAGAAAAGCTTCACAGCGGTTTGTTGGTAAAATTTTGAGCAGAGTGTCTTGACTTCTCTGCACCAGGAAATTACCCTGTAGTCGAAAATGTATAAATGTACCTAAAAGCCGCCTAGAGCGGTTTTTTGCGTTTCCAGGGCCCTGACTTTTGTCGGGGCTTTGTCGTTTTAGTGGACTTGTAAAGTGGGCGACCTGCCCCAGCTTGGGGCAGGGGCAAGTCATTCCAGCTCACGACATCGGTTATGAGTCAGAACCAAGGCCCACCGCTTCATCGATAAAGCGAGGGGGAGCCTATCAGATCATTTAGTGATCAGGAAGACTTTATGACCCAAAAGAAGCTAGAACCCCGAAAAAATATCACTGTTTTCAACGCTGACTGCAGCCAGTTGCTTAAAACATTGCCAGATAATTCTGTTGACCTTATTGCCACTGACCCACCTTACTTTCGAGTAAAGCAAGATGCCTGGGATAACCAGTGGGATGATGAGGCAGAGTTCCTGGCGTGGCTTGACGATATTCTCTTTGACTTATGGCGAGTATTGAAGCCATCGGGCAGCTTGTATCTATTTTGTTCTGACCGGTTAGCGGCCAGAACTGAGGTGCTAATTGCTGAACGCTTCAATGTCTTGAACCATATCGTCTGGAGAAAAGAAAACGGAGTGCATAAGCGCCATCGTAAAGAAGGCCTGCGCCGTTTCTGCCCTCAGACCGAGCGCATTATCTTTGCAGAGCACTATGGTGCTGAGGGGTTTGCCAAAGGCCGGGCTGGATATGCTGAGAAATGCCGAGAGCTTAAAGCTCAGGTATTCGAGCCTTTGATTGCTTATTTTAGAGAAGCAAAAGAGCGAGCTGGCGTATCAAGTAAGGCTGTGAACGAGGCAACAAGCACCCAAATGTGCAGTCATTGGTTTACGTCTTCGCAGTGGAAGTTACCGACCCGTGAGCAGTATGAAGCATTGCAGCGCTTATTCTCTGATCATGCCGATGGTCTTAACAAGGACCACCAGCAATTAACAGAGGAATACGGCCAGCTTCACAGGACGTATGTAGAGCTTCGCCGGGACTATGATGATTTGCGTGTTCAGTATGAACAGTTGCGCAGACCGTTTGGTGTTACGGCTGACGTGCCATATACGGATGCGTGGGATTTTGACCCAGTTCAGTATTACCCAGGGAAACATCCATGCGAGAAGCCGCTGCCGTTGATGCGCCACATTGTTAGCACTAGCGCCAGAGAAGGAATGGTCGTGCTTGACCCGTTTATGGGCTCAGGTGCCACAGCCAAGGCTTGTATCGAGCTTGGTTGTCATTTTGTCGGTGTGGAAATGGATGATGACATTTTCAGTGCCACGGCTAAGTCATTAGCTGAGTACAAAACAGAAGAAGAACAAAAGGACATTTGAACATTTTAACAATTGTCCATTTGTTGAAATGAACAACACAACAACCCGCCACTAGGCGGGTTTTTTCGTTTGGAGCGTGGGGAATGGACAACACTACCCTGATTGCATTGCTGACCCTGATTGTGATTGCTGTTGGTGGTTTGCTTAGTGTCCTGTGGGGACGGGTGAACAGCGTTGAGCGCCAACTTGCTGATGAGCGGGTAAAGAGCGCCGAACGGTATATCACTGCTACGGAGATGGAGCGCCGTCTGGAGGTGGCCATTGCCCCGCTTGAGCGAGCCATGGAGCGTCTGGAGCGTCAAAACGGCCAGATGCTTGAAATGATCCGCCAGCACTATGCGGAGGGCGCATGACTAAAGCACTAGAAATGAAGGCTCAAGCCATCGATGAGGTGATTGACCGCGAAGGCGGTTATGTTAATCACCCTAAAGATAAAGGCGGGCCGACTAAGTATGGCATTACCGAAGCCAAGGCCCGTGAACACGGATACCAAGGGCACATGGCCGACTTAACGCGAGCATTTGCTGTTCGGGTTTATGAAGCTGACTTTTGGGACCGTCTTCGTCTTGATGAGGTTTCACAGTACAGCCCTGAGTTGGCCGTTTATCTGTTTGACTTCGGTGTTAACTCAGGTACAGGCCGTGCGGCCAAGTTCCTGCAACGCCTACTCAACTCATTGAACCACTGCGGCGAGCATTACCCGGATATCCGAGTAGACGGCGCGGTTGGTCGAATGACCCTGCAGTCTCTAAAAGGTTTTTACGCCAAGCGCGGCGAAAGCGGGATGAATGTCTTGGCTCACGCTGTTAATGGTCTACGTATTGCCTTTTGTGTGGGTATCACGGAAGACAACGAGTCGCAGGAGGTTTTTGCCTTCGGCTGGCTGTCTCGAATCGTTAACCTCTGAAAGAAAGGGGAATCAATGGAACCTATCAGCTTAGTGCTTGGGCTTGCCCAGGCGACTGGTTTGGTCGATAAGGTTGGCCGCTGGTTTGCCGGTGACAACGGTGCCGATGTGGCAAACAAGGTTGTCGATGTTGCCAAGGCGGTGACCGGCGAGTCTAATCCACAAAAAGCCCATGACAAGATCATGAATGACCCGGAGCTGCAGCTGCGCTTTGAAGAAGCAATTCTTGATAAAGAGCAGGAACTGGAGCGCCTGGCATACCAGGACAAAGCAAATGCCCGAGCCATGCAGACGGCAGCTTTGAACCAGAAAGACAAATTCGCGAAGCGATTCGTCTATTACCTGGCGGCGTTCTGGAGCGTGGTGGCCACAGTTTATCTGATGTGCATTACGTTCGTTCAAATCCCGGAAGCATCGGTGCGCTTTGCTGACACAATCCTTGGCTTTGTCCTTGGTACTGTGATCGCAAGCATCATCGGCTTCTTCTTCGGTTCATCTGCCGTTACCAATGAGCAGCATGAACAGATGAATGCCCGGGATTCACCGGCGTTTAAGTAGCTTTTTCTCTGTTGGTGTGCATAAGGTTGGCCGCTCCAGTAGCGGCCAGCTGCTTATGTGCATCCGTTTATTTGTGCGGATGTGTTTCCGGTTATTTGTTTATTTGTCCATTTGTGGGGGTGTACATGCTTGGAGACCTGACCAAGAGCCTGACCAGTGTGGCCGGTGATGCCCTGCGCGTTACTACGGCTCCCGTAGAGGTTGCTGTCGACGCAGCCCGCATCGTTACTAGCCCGGTGGCCGATGTGGCTCAGGAAATAGTTGACGAAGTGAAGGCCGCTGCCGACGAAAGCGGAAAAATTGGCTAGGGTCCTTCCTGGCCTTTGCCGCTCTGCGGGTAACAAGCTCGCGGGGTTTGCCCGTCTAAAAAATTTTTTGAACTGGGTTTCCGGTTTCCGGTTGGTGATAGATGAGCGAGCTGTTTAATCCCGAGACAAAATTTACCCAAAAGCAGATAGCAACGCTGCTAGGTTTGGAGTCGGACAGACAAGTCCGAAACCTTATAAACAAAGGGATTCTGCCAGCGGCCAAAGGTCGAAATGGTATGGACCCTCTCAAGTGTATCCATGCCTATATTGCCTACAAAGCGCAAGCGGGAGGCAATGCGGAAACCGGCACCGATTTTGATGGTGCAGAACCGGAAGTCGACTACGAAGTGGAGCGAGCCCTGAACGTGCGCGAACAGCGCCGGGCCCGCCGTATCCAAAACGAGCTGGCCATAAAGACGCTGATTCCTACTGATGTTTGCATTCACATTTATAGCAGCCTGGTCGCAGCTGCCCGTTCTAAGGTGCTCGCCATTGAAGGCAAGGCCACGACCGAGCTACCCGGCTTGAGCGTCAAGGATAGGCAGGTACTCCGGAGCTTGCTGTACGAAGCCCTAGCAGACCTATCCGATGAGCCTATTCCTTCCAGCCTTAGAGCGTATCTGGACGAGTGTACGTTCGACCTGGACGCCGCCGCCGAACCTGACGATCAGTCAGTGGGGTGATAAAAACTATGTCCTCCCGGAGGAGCATGGCGGCGGTAAATGGAAGACGAAGCCGTTTCAGATTGGCATAGCTGATGCCATGTGTGACCCAGAAGAAGAACGGGTCACGGTGATGAAGTCCATGCGTGTGGGCTACACCAAAATTGTTGACCTTGCTATCGGCTACTACATGGAAGCAGACCCCTGCTCCATGCTGGTTGTTCAACCGACCATAGACGATGCCGAGGGTTTTTCTAAAGATGAAATCGCGCCAATGCTGCGCGATGTTCCTTGCTTGCAGGGTAAAGTCCAGCGAGACGATGACACCCTGCTGAAAAAAGTTTATCCAGGCGGCAGCCTGACCCTGGTTGGTGCAAACTCGCCTACCGGCTTTCGCCGTCTGACGGTGCGCATCGTTATCTTTGATGAGATGAGTGCCTACCCGGCAAATACTGGTAAGGACGGTGATCCCGTTCGCCAGGGTGAAGGTCGTACCTTCTCTGCTTTCAACCGAAAGATTATAGCCGGTTCCACCCCGACGATTGCCGGGGTGTGTCGAATTGAAAAAGAGTTCATCCGCTCAGACCAGCGCTACTTTCATGTGCCTTGTCCGCATTGTGGCCACAAGCATATTCTGCAGTGGTCAAACTTCCGATGGCCAGAAGGTCAGCCGGAGCTGGCACACTTTGTTTGTCCATCCTGCAAGAAGGACATCGAAGAAGGTAGCAAGAAAGAGATGGTGGCCGCTGGTGAGTTCCGGTCGATTAAGCCGTTTACTTGCTGTGGGCATGAACAAGAGCCCGAAGCCTGGGACAAAAAAGGCAGGCCAATTTGTAAGCATTGCGGCGAGGTGAAAATCTCAGGCCATGCAGGCTTTCATATTTGGGCTGCTTACTCCGACCTGCCAAATGCCAAGTGGTCAAAGCTGGCGAAGTATTGGGAGGAAGTAAAGGACGACCCGGACGAGAAGGTGGTGTACGTCAACACCATTCGCGGGGAGACCTACAAGGAGACAGAGACCGAGGTTGATTGGAAACCGCTGTATGACCGGCGCGAACCGTATGGTGATGACCATGACGGCAAGGTGCCAGAAGCGGTTCGTATCATTCTTGCCACCGTCGATACCCAGGACAACCGTCTGGAAATGACCACCATCGGCATCGGTGAAGGTGAAGAGGTCTGGTTGCTCAACCGCAAGGTGTTTATGGGTCAGCCAGATAACCCTGAAACCTTGGCTCAGCTGACCCGGGCTCTGGATAGAACATACACCCATGCTTGCGGTTTTAGCATGGGTATTACGGCCTGCGCCATTGACGTGCAGGGCCACTATTACGACACCATGTTGGCTTACTGCGCTCAGCACTCTGACCGCTGCGTAGCCATCCGTGGTGGTAACGACTATGCGGCCCCGGCGATTAAGCCACCGAGCCGCAGCAACGTGTACCGCATACCGCTGTATACGTTGGGTGTAAACAACATCAAGAACCGGATAGCCAAGCGCCTGCGCTTCAAGTACCCGGGCCGTTTCTTCATTCACTGGCCGAAAAGCAATGAGTTCGAGGTGGATTACTTCGAGCAGCTGACGGCGGAAACAGTGGTGACCGAGTATAAAAACGGCATCCCTTACCGAGTCTTCAAGAACCCGACCAAAGCACGAAATGAGGCATGGGACCTTTTGGTCTACGCCTACGCCTTGCTTTGGATCTTAAACCCTGACCTGAGCGAAGTGGTCACGGCGGAATGGGAAGATGACGAGGATGAGTGGGAAGACGAAGACGATGTGGTGCAAAGCGACTGGATGAATGGATAGGTGCGCAATGAGTGAATCCCTCTGGACACCAGAAGACCTGGCCGAGGTTAAACGAGCCATCAAAGAGCTGGCCATCGGCAAGCGACTTGTCCGGGTGAGTTTCTCCGGCATTAATGGGTCGAACCAGACCAATGAATACGCCCCGGTAGATCTTCCTCAACTTCGGAAGCTACGCCGGGAAATGGAAGCAGAAATAGCCGCTGCGCAAGGCGTGGAAAGCGTGAGCGTGGTAGCGAGTAGCAAGGGGCTGTACTGATGAATATGACTCCCTCTGGCTATCAACCGTTGGCCTCTGGCCTGCTCGTGCCGGTGGGAGCCTCTGCCTATGAAGGGGCCAGTGGCGGTCACCGTTGGCAGGATATCGGAGACTATGGCCCGGACACGGCTGTTGCTTCCGGTATTCAGACGTTGCGGGCCCGTTCGCACCATAATGTGCGAAACAATCCATGGGCAACCAATGCCGTGGCCACTTGGGTGGCCGCAGCCGTTGGTAATGGCCTGACACCGCGATGGCGAGTGAAAGAGCAAGAGCTTCGCCAGGAGTTGCAGGAGCTTTGGGGCGATTGGGTAAACGAAGCGGATTTCGATGAGGTTCAGTCTTTTTACGGCTTGCAAGCCCTGGTCGTTCGCACCGTTATCAACTCAGGCGAAGCGTTTGTAATCAAAAAGCCTCGCCCATTGAGCGAGGGGCTTTCGGTTCCTCTGCAGCTACAGATTATTGAGCCGGATATGCTGGCCAGTGACATTCCTGATGAAGCGCTGCCAAGTGGTGGTTATGTCAAAGGGGGTATTCGTTTCAGCAAGGGCGGCAAACGTAAGGCGTATTGCTTTTATCGTAACCACCCGGCTGAATCCAGTTTGATTGGTGATCCTGTCGATACGGTATGGATTAAGGCCGAGCACGTTCTTCATGTTTACCGTGTTGACCGTCCCGGTCAGACGCATGGTGCGCCATGGGTTTCCAGCTGCTTGCTGCGATTGAATGAGCTGGACCAGTACGAAGACGCTGAGCTGGTCCGTAAGAAAACCGCTGCGTTGTTTGCCGCCTTTATTCAAGAGGCAACGGCAGACAGTACCGGAGGGCCAACAATTGGTCAGCCGAAGCGAAGCAAAGGCGGAAAGCGAATCACCGGCCTCAACCCCGGTACGTTGCAATACCTGCAACCAGGGCAGGAAGTGAAGTTCTCAAACCCTGCTGATGTGGGGACAACCTATGAACCGTGGCTCCGGTACCAGCTGCTTAGCATTGCTAAGGGCTATGGCATCACTTACGAGATGCTGACCGGCGATTTACGAGGTGTGAACTACTCCAGTATTCGCGCTGGGCTCCTTGAGTTCCGTCGTCTCTGCCAGCAGGTTCAGCACCACATGATCATTCACCAGTTCTGTCGGCCTGTAGGGCGTTGGTTTATGGATTTTGCCGTAGCCAGCGGAGCGGTGGTCATTCCTGACTACTTGCAACGCCGCCGCTATTACAACCGAGTCAGCTGGCGCACTCCTCGCTGGGAAGAAGTGGACCCGCTCAAGAAACACCTGGCAGACCTGGGTGATGTGCGGGCTGGCTTTGCGCCGATTTCGGATAAGCAGGCAGAGCGCGGTTATGACATGGAAGAACTGTTCGACATGATTTCTGATGCGAATCAGCTTATCGACGAATATGACCTGCGTCTTGACTCTGACCCTCGTTATGTCAACGGCAGCGGGGCAGAGCAAAAGTCTGTTATGGAGGCAGCACTGAACAATGAGTAAAAATCTGTTGCCATTGCTGGCCCAGCGGGTGTTTAACGCACCGATGATGATGCGGGCCAGTGATTTGTCGGCCATTGCGATGGCGCTGCACGACCGCTTCCACATTGAAGCCTCAGAAGTGCAGGCCCTAGCAAACACGGGCCAGTACCAAAAGCGCAAGGCGTACCAAGTCACCAAGGAAGGCTGGGCCATCGTTCCAGTGATTGGTGGCCTGGCGCACCGAGCCGGGAAGATTGATGCGGATTGCATGCCGATTACCAGCTACGAGCTGATTCGTCATGACTATGACACCGCACTCAATGACCCGGAAGTGAAATTGATCGTCATGGAGTTTGACTCTGGCGGTGGTGAAGCGGCGGGCTGTTTTGATTTGGCTCGTCATATTCTCAGCACCCGGGGTAAAAAGCCGGTGATCGCGTTCGTGAATGAGTCCTGTTATTCCGCTGCTTATGCCTTGGCTTGTTGTTGTGATCAGGTATACCTGACCAGTTCAGCCGGTGCGGGCAGTATCGGTGTAATTTGTGGCCGTCTGGACCAAACCGAGTACAACCGGAAGATGGGACTCAGTATTGAGCTGTTTGTCTCCGGTGATTACAAAGCGGATTTCTCTCCGCACAAGGTCCTCAGTGACGATGAGCGCCAGCGACTGCAGGCGTTGATTGTTCAGCTGGGGAGTGAATTTCACAACCTGGTGGCCGAAGCCCGGGGCATGACCGCCGAGCAGGTCAAGGCGTTGAAGGCTGGATGCTTCACAGGCCGAGTGGCCGTGGACAATGGTCTGGCTGATGGCGTGATGTCCCAGGATGAGTTTTATAACTACCTACTGAATGAGCAGGAGTCGGATATGTTCTTTGGAAAAGGCAAAGACAAAGACCAAGGCACCCAGGCCAGCTACACCCAAGCCCAAATGGACGAAGCGGTGAAAAGCGCAAAGGCCGAAGCCACCCAAGCGTTGGCAGCGGATGCTGCAAACGCAACCAAGCAAGCAGTCACCGAAGCGGTTCAAGACTACCAGAAAAACACCGAAGCCCGTCTGAAAGGCATCTTTGATGCTTGTGCCACCGTTGGCCTCCCGTTACTGGTTAAGATTCCACTGCGTTTTTTGCCGCAGCCTGGCAC